GTGGTGGTATTGTCGCAAGAAACGACAAGGATCGCAAACTGGGTAGTCCCAGTAATGTCACGCGCTGCGTTGACGTTAAGGGTCGTGCCGGAGGTCGAACTTACGCCCGTACCCCCGTTGCCAACACTAGCAAAAGCCATGAGTTACCCCCTTACAGGGCGAAGATGCCTTGCGCGTTCCAAGTCACCGTGATGTTACCACCATTCGGAGTAACAGGAAGGCCGGTCACGCCAGTATCGATAAAGGCAATAAGCCGCCAAGTCGAGTTTGCGCCAGCGTTGCGGCGATAAAGCACAATCGCCTCTGCGGTGTTGCCAGTTACGCTGGGAAAGGTAACGTCAGTGCCGTCAAAAACGCCGTTGGTGATCGTCGGCGTGGTAATGCGCTGGTCAGTGCCGACAATGCCGCTAAGCTGCGAATAAAACTGATGCGTAGCCGAAAAGGTGTACGTTCCGGTGTCAACCAAAGCAGCGTAAACGCCATCGTTGACCGTGTCGTTGTCCAAGTCCGCCAGAGTGTCGCCTGCCAGAAGCGATTGCTTGTAGGGGTTATAGAGTGCGTCGCCAAAAGTGTTTCCCCAAAGTTAAACACGGCAACAGCCCGATTATCTTTGGAGGCGTTATATATCAAACAGCCATCGACTTCAACTGATACGCGAGGCCAGACAACGGCGTCGAAATCAATGTAGTATTCTGACACAGTCGACTCGACCCGCATGTTAGGAACAGCCATCCCACCAGCCTCGTAGCCATCGCCAGACGCCTCGAAGTCGGTGTCATATCGAGTGGTCGCGCCACCAAGGCTCGCCCCGTCGACATAAAGCGCCATGCGGTAGTCATCCCCGATGGCATGAACACCCTCAAGCAGTTCGCGCTTATATGTCTCGCAGAGGCCGGTTACGATTGCCATTATTCTTCTTCTTTCGCCTCAACACCGACAACGCGGCCTTCCTCATCGCGGACAAGGTGGACCATGCGCTTTTTTACCGGCTGTTCGTGCTTGATATTGACCACGACCTCTTGCGAGCGAGCCGGTGGCGTCGGAGCGACATCATCCTCAGTATCGTCCTCATCGTCCGCGTCAGGCTCTTCGATGTCCATGCCCTTATTGGCTTTGTTGCCACCAAACGGCAGGAACGCCAACTCCAGACCGAACTGAGCGGCCATTTCCTGATCGCGCTGCCACTGGCTGAATGTTTCTTCTACATCGCGGCCATACTGGTTCGAGACATCCTGCATGGACATGATGCCGTTGTGCATCGCCTCGACCGCAGCGTTGATTTCCTTCTGTGGATCGACCCACTGCCAGCCACGCGGGCGGAAGTTGGTCGCGCTGAAGAACTTGTCGAAGCGGGTCGCCGGAATGGAGATATAGCCGAACTCCATCACATGCTGGAGCCACGCCGAATACGCCGGAATAATAAAGTGATCGAGCAAGAACTGCTGCATCATACGATAGGCATCACGCTCTTCCAGCGCGCCTTGCCGGATCGAACTGTAGGAGGTGCCTTCCAGATCATTCGACAGCGAAGCGTAGGACACGCCAAGGCCAGAGGCGATCCCGCGCAGGATACCTTTCTGGAAATCGGAGAACGCGGTCGCCGGATGCGAGGGGTCGAACGGCTTGAAGTCAACGCCATTAGGAAGCTGGTGGAATGTGCCAGGTTCCGCGTCAATGATCGGGACGCTGTTGTCGTAATCGTCCGCAGGCGCATCCTCGCCATTCTCTGACGTAAAGAAGCCCATCTTGGACGCAGCCATACGGCTCGCCACCAATTCAGCCTCGCGGTGAGCGTTGAGCATTTTAAGCTGGCTAATTGCCGGTGCTAGCCAAGGTTCACCACGGGTCTGGCCTGCACGGGAAGGCTCAAACACATGGATAATGTTCTTTGCGTCGACCCGCTTGTTCTCGTTTACGCTGATCGTGGCAAAGTCATAGTCACCAGGGTGCTTTTGCTTCACATAATAGGCGACCGGACGCTTGTACTGGTCGACCTCAACGCCCATGCGAATCTCATGGCCGTTCTTCAGTCGCTCGTTCTTCTGCTCATCGACCATGTCAGCTTCCAGCGGGTGGAAAGCCATGCCGTGGACAAAGATGCTGCTGCGGACGATCTGAATGAACGCCTCGCCATCGCGGGCGACCGCCTGAATAACGTATTTCTGCAAATCCACCCAAGACATGCGCCCATCAGGGGTGCAATTGCCCTTCAGACCGAACTTGATGAACTCATTCTCAATGATCGTGTTGCCGATAACATCCAGACTGCCATCATTGTTACGGGCTTTTACCTGTAGGGTAACACCCTTATCGCCGACCACATTGGTCTTAAGCAGATTAAAAAACCGGCGGACATATACGTCATCGCGACCCAGTTCACGCGAACGGTTCCGCATAAGCACCAGCGAAGAGCGCAATTCCGCGTCCGAAGACCGGCTGGATGACATAAAGTCAGCAAAAAGGCGACCAGTGTTGGCCGCATGATAGGAACGCTTGGCGATCTTGGGCTTTTTGTCAGGCAAGCCGAGGATTTGACGAAGCAAACTCATAGAAAGCGTACCTTCATTGTGGTCTTGGTGGGCTTGCCCTGCGCAATAGCAAGGTCGCGCTGTTCCTTCACCACCTCTTTGCGGTAATAATCCCGCCATTGAAGCAGTTCAGAAATGCCCATCTTCGAAATTGAACGGCCTTGGATGGAGTAAGAATTTACATCCTTGTCAGCGCGGCCAGACAACAGAGCCTCGATCTTGTCGACCATGATCTCGGCATGGGTCCGAGGGTCAGCGCCGTTATTGTCGAGGTCGGCAATAGCCTCAAACTCGCCGCGCTCTACGACAATGCGATTGCCGGAGGCTGTCTCAACGATTTCAAGCTGCCAGTGATAATATCCGGTCAAAAAGGCCGACGAAGTGGCGCTTGTTACCTGAAACAGATAATATGTCGGGCGCTCGATAGCCGTCATCTGGATTTCGCCGCTCTGACCAGACGCGATCCGCGCAACATAGGTCGCAGAATGCGTGGCAGGCGGGTAATTAGACGCCAGTGATGTCTTCTTCCATTGGAGGAAATCACCAACGACTATCTTTGTCGGCTCGCCCTCTGGAGCATTATTTTCGTCGAATAGATTAGACATTGCCCCTCTTAGCGCCAATTATTAGCAAAACCACCACGCCGAGCAGTCTTTTTGCCCATCGCAAGCGGGTGCGGCTTCTCCACTTCCGCATCAACGGGCAAATTCTGCTTTTCCATGTTAGCATAAAAACGCTTGGCAATGCTATCCATATTTACATTTAGGATCGCCAGCGCCGCAATAGCGTAAACCCGAACGTCCAGCGCCTCGTTTCGCGTCCGCGTCTTGACCCAGACCCGCGATGGGAACCCCTTGTGGTACTTTATCATTTGCTTCTCAGCCGTTAGCTGTTTGAAGTACTCATCGTCTCGCTTGGACGGAAAGTGGCAATAACCTGGCCCAGCCTCATCCATCTTAAGCCGCGAGTAATGCAGTTCCTTGGCCGTATCCACGCCGACAGCGTAGAGCGGCACCTTGCCAATGTTGTTGCGGGACGGTCGGCCCACAATCGGCTTGCCCTCACCGCCGACGCCCTTGATCGCGAACACCCTGTGGCCTGCCCGCGTCTTAGCGTAATTGTAAACTGCCCGTGTATGGTGACCGCCAGAGTCGATACAGGTCGAGCGAATGATCATAGGCTCGCCAGATGGATGCTCATAGGTCGCCAGAACAATCTCATCCAGCTTCGACCAGAGACTGGGGCTGGAAGGATCGCCGTAAATCACATGGTAATCGATCTGCCAGCTTTCCTCACCAGCGGCCCAGCCTACAATTTCGATCTCCAGACGGTCATCCTGAACGTCAACGCCAGCCGTAAGCAGGACCACTTCTTCTGGAATGCCTTCATAATCTTCTTTGCGCTGTGACACAGCATAATCGTCTACCCCTTCGCCCTGATCTTCCCATGTCTCACCGAGGAACGTGTTCACGAACGTCTTGAGACGCATTGGGTCGCGCCGTGCGGCCAGAAACTCCTCGACCGCGTCGGAAAGCACCGACCAAGGTGAGTAAAGCGCATTAAGGTGAAACCCTGCAACGCCATTAAAGGGCTTCAATGCCACCCAACGACCCTTCGCTACGGCCTTACGCCGGTCAGCATCGCCCCAAACTGAGCCACACTCAGGGCAGACATAGCAGGCGGTGTGCGGATTATCGTCGGTCCAAGCGGACTCTATCCGGCTTCCTCCCCGATTGGTCGGCGTCGAAACCAGAATGATCTTCCTGTTCCAGAAGGTGGCTGCGCGCCTCTTCGCCAGCGAGATCGGGTCGCCTTCCTCACCAGCCGAAGGGGGATATCGATCAACTTCGTCACACAGAACGACACGGATCGGGCGAGAAGCAAGGGAAGATGGACTGTTAGCGCCAACAAGAGACAGAGCGCCCCCAGCAAATACTTTGTGAAGAGTTGTGTTGTTCGCATCTTTAGCCTTCGAATCCTTTACCTTTTCCCGCAGGCAGGGAGTTGAGCGAAGCAGGCCCGCAGTGATACGGTCCTTCGAGAACGCCTGCGCCATATCGACGGTAGGCTGCATCATCAGGATCGGCGCAGGATCGTGCGCCATGTGATAGCCAATCGTGTTAAGCAGCATCTCGGACTTGCCAAGCTGCGCTCCGCACATGACAACCACCTCTTTAATCAGGGGATCGGAGCAAGCATCCATAATGCCGCGCTGATATTCGGCGCGAGCAGTCACCCACCGCCCTGGCTCTGCGCTACTTTGAGAGTCCAGCCGTCTTTCTTGGTCGGCCCACTCTGCGACTGACATTCTTGGCGGGGGCGTCAGGCGCTTCATCGCCCGCGATAGGTTCGACAGAAGCGGAACCCGTGTTGACTGGATCAATTGCTGGTTGATAATTGGAGAGTTCAAGCAATGCCTCCCTGATAGCATTTTCCATGTGGTCTTTTACCACAGCGACATCGCTCTCATTCGCCACGACTGGGGCGACCTTGGTGGGGAGCGATAAGAATTTAGCCTTGCAGGCGTGAAGAACTGTCTCCCATGCCTTCACCACATCGTCGGTCAGGCATAGGGTGCCGCGTATCTTCGCCAGTTCCAGTTCAGCGATCTCGGCCTCGGCGTTGATCTTGCGGGTGCGGGCCTCATCGTAGGACGATCCTATAAGAACACCGCCTGTGGTGGGCTTTCTTTCCTGCTTCATAATAGGTTCCGAAATTCCGT